CGATCTCATCATTCCCGATGACGGAATTCTGGCGACGGATGGCGTGTATGTCACCCTCGCCGATGCCGAGGTCAAGAGCGTTACCGTGCTGTATGTGGGCGGAGCCCCGGCGTAATGCCTGGCTTCATGGGCATTGCGCTGCGTGGAGGCGGTGCCGTGCGCAAGGGCATGGGCATCAAGACCTCCGTTAAAAGCGGCAACTTTCGCCCTACGAAGCAGGGCGCAGGCATGACCCGACAGGGCGTGGCTGCGTATCGCCGTGCCAACCCCGGAAGTAAGCTCCAGACGGCCGTGACGGAAAGCAATCCGAGTGCTGCCCGGGCCAAACGACGCAAGTCGTTTTGCGCGCGTTCCGCCGGCCAGATGAAAATGTACCCAGAGGCTGCCAAGGATCCAAACAGCAGGATCAGGCAGGCTCGCCGGCGATGGAAGTGTTAGCCGATGGAGATCATGATCTGGAACATCATCCTGTCCGCGATAGTGACCGGGATGGGGTTCATGCTAAAGGGTAAGTTTGACGAGCTGGCTCGGTTAAACATTTTGCTTAACCGGACCCGTGAGGAGATTGCGAGAGAGCACATCACTCGCAAAGAGGTGGACGATCGGATCGAGAAGTTTGTCGCACATGTCGACCAACGGTTCAATCGTCTTGAAGCTAAACTGGACGAAATTCGCAGCGCGAGGGAGTAAGTTATGCCTGGTAAGTTGAAGATGGTGATGAAAGGCGGGAAGAAGGTTCCGGCCTTTGCTGCCGACGGCGTCGGCAAGATGAAAAAGGGTGGCATGGCCGATAAGAAAGGCCGTGCTATGAAGAGCAAGAGCAAAGACGCGCGCGGTCGCGCGATGCGAGGGTACTAATATGGCAGGTCGTGGAATGGGTTGTGCCGTCCGTGGCGGCGGCGCAGTGGGCAGTGGCCCGAAAAACAAGATGCTCTCTGAGCCCAGCAAGAAGACCGGCAAGGTCTTGATGATGGCCATGGGCGGCGACGTCAATCAGCACAAGGCGATGGCCATGGGCATGATGGGCGGCGGCATGATGAACCGCGGCTACAAGAAGGGCGGCATGGCCAAGAAGGTGAAGGTCAAGAAGATGCGCATGGGCGGATCCTGCGGCTAATCGATGGCTACGTCAGGCACTACAGACTTCAACCTGTCGATTGATGATCTGGTTGAAGAGGCATTTGAGCGTTGCGGCATGCGGCCGACGAGCGGTTATCAGCTCAACTCCGCACGTCGCTCGCTCAATTTGCTATTTCTGGACTGGGCCAACCGTGGTTTGAACCTTTGGACCATTGAACAAGCGACTTATACGCTGACGCAAGGGGACAAAGAGATCACATTGCCCACCGATACGGTCAATGTGCTCGAGGCGATCATTCGCCAGAATAGCCAGGGCATCAACAGCGATGTCTACATCGAGCGTATCAGCCGCGAGGACTATTTGAACGTCCCGGATAAGACTTCGGAGGCTCGGCCGGCGCAGTTTTACGTACAGCGCGCTAATCCGACCAAGGTTTTCTTCTATCCGGCGGCGGATCAGACGTATACCTTCGTGTACTACCGCATTCGGCGCATTCAGGATGCGGGGGTGTACACCAACACGGCGGACATCAACTTCCGCTTCTTGCCATGCTTGGCTTCTGGGCTTGCGTACCAGCTTTCGCTCAAGTTTGCCCCGGATCGGACGGCTGCGCTGAAGGCCATCTACGAAGAAGACTTCAACCGGGCTGCGATGGAGGATCGGGACACTGCTAGCGTGCAGTTTGTGCCCGACATGGGGTTCTAAATGGCCTACGCAAGTGGCAAATTCTCCTACGGTCTCTGCGACTACTGTGGTCAACGGTACGAATACAACACCCTGCGTAAGAACTGGAAGGGGTTCATGGTGTGCCCGGACGATTACGAGCCGAAAGAGCCCCAGTTGGAGCCTTTGCGGTACCGCGGAGACGCTATTGCACTGCGAGATCCGCGCCCCGATCGCATCGAACCCGTCTCCGTGTTCGTTGGAGCGCCCGGTTTTACGGCTTTTCAGAGCTATGGATCGGTCCAAAACACGGCTGACATGCGGCCGTACGTACTCGGGCAGGCATTAATTGCCCAAACACTCGTGGGCTCTGTGACGGTGACGACCACATGAACTACAGCGAGCTCGTTACGAACATTCGGAACTACTCTGAAGTGGGTAGTAACGTCTTTACCGAACCCGTAATCAACAATTTCATCACTTTTGCGGAGAATCAGATCCTCCGCGAGATTGATTTGGACGTTTTTAAGCTCGAAGTCAGCGGAACCATGACTTCGGGTAACAAATTTCTGACCGCCCCGAGTGACATCCTCACTCATCGCTACATGATGATCACCTCGGGCAGCGATCAGATCTTTTTGGACTTCCGTGACACGTCCTTTATGAAGGAATACTGGCCCAACGGGGCCACCACGGGCGTCCCCAAGTACTATTCGGTGTGGGATCAAAACACGTTCTACATTGCGCCTACGCCGAATGCGAACTTTACGGTGGAATTAGGCTATATCTACCGTCCGACGCAGCTCTCGTCGACTAATACGACGACCTGGATCAGTAATAACGCCCCGGAAGCCTTGTTCTATGCCTGCATGATTCAGGCATATAGCTACACCAAGGGTCCGCCGGAGATGATGCAGTACTTCCAGAACTCGTACCGTCAGGCAATCCAAGGCCTCGGCATCGAGCAGCAAGGACGCCGCCGCCGCGACGAGTACCGTGATGGTATGATCCGCATCCCGGTTAAATCGGAGTCGCCCGGCCCATGATCACTGTAGAAATGCCCGGACTAACGAACGGCGTGCAGGTCGTGACCACGGACTCCCGTGGTTGGGCGGCCGACGAGCTCGCTCAACGGGCCGCGGACAAGATTATTTTCGTCGGTGACCAGTCACACCCGGTCATTCAGGCGCAGGCGCGGGCCTTCAAGGACCGCGTCAAGTATGTGGTCGCCTTCTATCTGAAGGAGGCCGTCGAGCAGGACCGTGCCACGATCGCCCAGCGCCTTCGTGAAGCGGGGCATCCAGAGCTGGTTCATCTGTTAGGAGAATAGAAATGGCATTTTCAGGCAACTTCATGTGCACCAGCTTCAAGGTGGAGCTGATGAGGGCGGTGCACAACTTCACGACAAGCACGGGCAATACCTTTAAGCTCGCGCTGTACGACAACAGTGCGTCCTTCACCGCGGCGACTACGGCATATACGGTCACCAACGAAGTAGCGAACTCCGGTACCTACTCGGCGGGCGGCGGTACGCTGACCAATGTCACCCCGACCTCGAGCGGCACCACGGCCTTTACGGACTTTGCGGATCTTTCGTTCACGAGCGCGACGATCACGGCCTATGGCGCGATGATCTACAACGACTCGGCAACGGGCGATCCGTCGGTCTGTATCCTGGACTTTGGCGGGGCCAAGACCTCGACGAACGGCACGTTCACGATCATCTTCCCGACGGCTGACTCGACTAGCGCGATCATCCGCATCGCCTAATTAAGAGGCGGAAGTGGCCGATGCTACCGTTGCTTTCCAAGGGTGGAATGCTTCTGGCGTAGGCTGGGGCGACGATCCTTGGGGTGAGAGCCTCGCGGCACTTCCGACGGGGACGGGCCAGGTTGGCTCTGTCACTATTGCGGCTGACGCCAACGTCAGCCTTACGGGCGTTTTTGCGACTGGCGAAGTCGGTACGGTTACTGTTACAGCCGGCGCGGACGTCCCTGTTACGGGGCTTGAAGCCACAGGATCCGTAGGCTCGGTCCAAGTCACGGGCACAGCCGAAGTCAGCCTTACGGGCGTTGAGGGCACCGGCGAAGTCGGCACCGTTACGATCAATGCCGGCGCGAACGTCCCGGTCACTGGGCTTCAAGCGACGGGCCAGGTCGGATCCGTCACGATTGCCGCGGACGCTAACGTCAGTCTTACGGGCGTGCAGGCCACGGGTGCGATCGGCACCGCGCAGGTCACGGGCACGGCCAACGTATCGGTTACTGGTGTCGAGGGGACGGGCGAAGTCGGCTCTGTCACGGTCACCGCCGGTACCGATGTCCTTGTCACGGGCGTCTTTGCCACAGGGGCCGTAGGCTCCGTCAGCATTACGGGCACGGCAAGCGTCACGCTCACAGGCGTTCAAGGAACCATGGCGCTTGGCGATGTCACCATCGTCACCGAACAAAACGTGCCCGTCTCGGGCGTCTCTGCCACAGGCCAAGTTGGGTCGGTTACAACCACCTCCGATGCCAACGTCACACTGGTAGGGGTTTCTGGAACAGGCGAAGTCGGAACCGTACTCGTCTGGGGCGTGATTAATGACAATCAGACGCCTAACTGGCAGAATGTCGATGACTCGCAGACACAAAATTGGGTCATAGTCAACGACGGAAACACGGTGGTTTGGACTCAGATTTCGACGTAAAGGGATACTCACATGCCTAGTTCCTACTCAACAAACCTGAAGATCGAGCTTCAAGCGACCGGCGAGAACTCCGGTACCTGGGGCACGGTTACCAACACCAACCTCGGCACGGCGCTCGAGCAGGCCATTGTCGGCTACGGCAACCCAGACTATCTGTCGGATGCCAACCTGACGCTGACCTATACGGACACTAACTCGGCACAGACCGCGCGTGCGCTGGTCTTGAATGTCACTTCCGCGTTGAGTCTGACGGGAACCCGCGAACTGGTTGTCCCGACGATCCAGAAGCAGTACATCGTCCAGAACAACACGACCGGCAGTCAGAGCATTACGGTCAAGACTTCGGCCGGCACCGGCATCACGATCCCGAACGGCCGCAAGGCGCACCTTTACGTCGACGGCACGAACGTCATCTACATGGATGACTACGTGGACATCAACGGCGGGGCAATCGACGGCACGCCCGTTGGCGCAAACAGCGCCTCGACGGGTGCGTTCAGCACGCTTTCGGCGACGGGCAACGTCAACTTTGACGGCGGCACGTTCACCTTTAACGACTCTGGGGCGGACAAGGACTTCCGGGTCGAGGGCGACACGGATGCGAATCTGCTCTTTAGCGATGCGTCGACCGATCGGATCGGCATTGGCACGAATACCCCGGCGAGCAAGCTGGACGTCAACGGCACGATCACCGCGACTGCGGTCAACACGACGACGCTCGATCTAACCAACCTTGAAGTGACGAACATCAAGGCGAAGGACGGCACGTCGGCCGCGAGCATTGCGGACTCCACCGGCGTCGTGTCCTTCACGGCCAACCCGATCCTCTCCGGCGGCACCGCCAACGGCGTGTTGTACTTGAACGGCAGCAAGGTGGCGACTTCGGGAAGTGCGTTGGCTTTTGATGGAACGTTGTTAAAAGTTGGAAGCCCAACGAATGCGCCAAACACCAATTTAAGCGGAAACCTTTTGCAGATTAAATCGTCGTCTGGGTTTTCTTACCTTACGATGGGTAATGGCGACGGCGCAAATAACAATACTTACATTGGCTCTGCATCCTCCATCGCAACATTTGGAACGGTCACGGATGCTGGCGTTACAACCGAACTCATGCGCCTCACCTCCTCCACGCTCTACACAGCGTCGGGGATTAACGTCGGCATCGGGACGAGTTCGCCTGCTCAACGCCTCCACGTTCAAGACAGTACTGCCAACAATGGAACAATTCAACTTGGTGGT